ATCTGATCCATTTTTTCTAAGCCATATATCTACATCTTGTATTTGTGAATCATCATTAGCTAATTGAATACTAAACTGCACATTATAAAGTCCAGAATAATCTACTTTTACTTTATAACTATCTACACGAGTTGTGCCTAAAGAATAATCTGTAGTATTAAGTGTAATATCACCTGTAGCTGTAATTGTAGCTAAACTTTGATCTGTTGTATCTTGGAAAGCACCGTATGGGAAGTATGTACTAGCTGCTGTTTGTGATAAAGGTTCTAACCCAATATATGAGTTATATCCTATACGTTCATCATTAATTGTAGTGGATACTGCACCACTAGCGACTAATGTAATTGTGCCGGTATTGTTAGACTTACCTTCTACAAGATTGTTCACAATTTCTGCTACACTTCTTGCATCACCACCTGTCCAAGGTAGTTTACGGTACATATCACTACGTGCCATTATCTTGTTCCTTGTTCAGAGTATTCTATATCCATTCCAATTGCAGAGAACCAGTTAGCACCTGTAGGTGTTAAACTTACTCTATGATAACGACCTGCACTTCTTACAGAACATCTATCTTCTTGATCTGTAGTTTTAGATGTAGAATATGTAATAGTATCATCTAACATACGTCTGCTTGCTATTTGTATAGTAGCTGATCCATTATCTACAGATGGTCTAATAAGTGTGACTACAGAGTTATATCCATATTCTAGGTCATTAGTAGTTAAATTAGCTGTAGCATAACTTCCTGTAAATGTCACAATCTTAGCATCACGAACACCACCAAATAAGAACTTACCACCTTTGTAAAGTCTATCGTCCATAGTGGTTACAAGTGTATCTATTGTTTTAGCTGCTGCAGCACTTGCTGCCATATCTATAGCAACACCATTACCAGTACCTACACCTGTAGCTGTAAATAATACACCTACTGTATTAGCGACTGCACCTATAAGTGTAAAGTCTGTAGTGCCTACTGTTCTAATTGTATATGATTTACCTACTGTAAATGAACCTGCTGATACATTATAAGCAGAATCTAGTGCATCTAAAGATGTTCCTGAAGTAGCTAATGTAGATAAGAAATCTACATCTGTATCTGCTTCACACCATTTTTTAGTTTCATAGTTATAAATAAGTAATGAACGACCACCTGATACGTTAGTATAGTTCCAAGTTACAAGATTACGTTCAGGATCAACTGCTGCTGATATAGAATCAATATCGCCAATGTTAGCGTTAGCGTAAAAGTATCTATCTACCTTTTCTGCACCAATACCAATGATGTTTTGACCATCACAAGAATAGAATCCATCATCTGATAAGAAGTATGTAATACCACCATATTGTGCAATAGAACCACCTTCTATACACCCAATGTTTCTTGAAATCGTGTCAAATTGGAAGAATAATGGTGAGCCAATATATGACATACGAACAATGGCTTTTTCTAAGAATACAATACCAAATTCACCACCTGTAATTCCGGTAATGTCACCACCATCTGGAATATCTTGATAATCTGATTGTGATGCAGCACCTGGTGTCCAATCGGTAGGATCATTAATATCTGACCATTGTACTCGTGTAGGATATGTACCTGCACCTATATTAGCACCTACTACGAAGTCACGAACTGCTGTTACATATTTAGCAACTGGAGCTGCTGCAGCTAAGTCTGCAAATAATGATGATGAGTTTACATCATAATATTGTATCTTTTCAGAACCATTAGCAGCAAGTGCATAGTTACCAAACTGAACAAATTGCCATCTGTTAATACCTGTATATCCACCTGATTTAGATACGTCATCTAGGGATAAGTCTGAACTATCTAGTTTGTATAGTTTAGTAAGACCACCTGCAAATACAGATACGTCATTATCTACTTTAGTAGCATATACGTTAGTTAAGTTTTCAGATGCGTTACCTGAATAGTTTACTGCTGACTTAAATGGACCATATCCTACAGCTAATGGAATAACATTATTAGCTTTTGATACTGCGTCTAGGATAGATGGTTGGTCAGGTAACCAATCTTTAAATGCTATGCGTTGTATAGGCATATTAAGCCTTCATAATATAGCAAAGTGCGTAGTATGGAGGTAAATTAGCATTAGTGCCACTTGAACCTGTTGAACTAATAGTTGTTGTGTGGCTATGAGTACCATCAAAATAAATAGTTCTACCAGCACGACTTTCACCACCATCACCATCTACGTTGTAATTAGATTGTGAGAATACGCCAGATGTACCACCATTGTTTGAACCGTTAGCATATTGGCTAGTAATTTCACCTGTAAGAGATGTACTAGCTGTTGTTGCAGTATGAGTATGGCTTACTACAATAGCGTCTGCACTACCACCAGTAGCACCTACAGCATATGTAGATGTTGCACCTACTACAAAACGGTTACGTAAGTCAGGTGTAGAATTTGTGCCATCACATAAAACCCAACCACTAGGAATAGTTGCTGAAGAACCTGACCATAGCATTATCATGCCAGCTACAAACGCATTACCCCATGTAGGTGTATTACTACCACCGCCTGATAATAATACTTGACCAGTAGCACCTGCAGTTCCGTCTAGTTTAAATGCACCTGTAATGTCTACTGTGCCTGAAGATACTAATGTGCCTGCAACTGTAAATGGGTCACCACTAGTACCTGCTTGTTGGTCTTTTAGTAATGCCATTAAGCTACGAATGGAGTTGTTTAAGTTAGCTGGTGAACAACCTTCAGCAATATTGATATTGGTAATATCCGTATTGTCTGCTGCTGTTGCACTAAACTCTGAAATTTTGGTTTTTGCCATGTTTTATCCTTGTCTGAGCCATATATCTGATGATGGTGAAATTGTTGTCCATGTGTCTGAACTTGGAGATGTTGTAGTCCATGTATCTGAAGATGGTGTCACAGGTGTCCATCCTTCACCTTGTATAATTCCGTTTGCTGTAACTGTGGCTATAGGTGTGATAGATGCACTTGCACCTGTAATAATACCACCTAGACAATAGACACTAGCATTAGCGACTATTTGTCCTTCACCACTTACTTCGTAACCTGCTAAACAAGATACAGTTGTTGTGCCTGTAATACTTGCAGAGTCTGTTCTAATAAGAACATAATTAAGTTCTACTTGACCGTTAGCAGTAATACTTGCTGAACCTGCAATTTCAAACGAACCTATAGCAGTTACAGTAGCGTTACCTGTAATAGAACCTACACCATCTCTTATGCGTAAGTAAACAGCACTTACATTAGCAGTTCCGTTTATAGAACCACTATCTAACCTTATTCTTGTTGCATTACCTGTAACAGTAGCGTCTGCTGTAATAGCAGCACTAAATGGTTTTATCGCATTAGCATTAGCTGTGACTGTAGCGTCTGCATTTACTTGAGCAGAGGCTAATACTATACCTCCTATCTTACCTAATGTACTAAAAGAGGTTTCAGCAAAGGAGGTTATACCAAACATTTATCGTACCTTTTTATTTAACTAGTTTATATATTTCTTCTACTGTTTCTTTAACATTCCATGATTGTTGTGTAATAGAGTAAACATTAGTAGATACTTCATCATCATTTTCTATTTCAAACACAGTCATAATGTGTTCAGGATTAATTAATAATGGCTTACCTTTAAACTCTTCTGCGTTATTAGTAAGTTTAATTAGCATTAATTTCTACCCATGATGTTGTTTCTTCATCCCATGTATATCTTTTATCATCATTTGGATATGGAGTAGGTGCTTTCCATTGACAAGTATCTTCATCTAATAACCATGAATTATATGGTTTAGGTGGGATAAAAGCATCACGACCTTCGTCATAAGTGTATCCAATACCAGCATAATTTTTACGAATTTTAGCGTTATAAGATGTTTGTTTCCAAGTTCCACCTAAAAGATTAGAGCAAAAAGCAATACCTTTTTCTTCTGACTCTTGTCCATTTTCATCAAGAATGTCTTGATTAGATACTACTATTACTTGTTTTACTATGTTATTTTCTAGTTGAGCAAAATGTGCCATTGTTATTTCCTTTTGTTAAGATGTGTAAGTACCAGAAGCATTATACTGTAATATTGTGAAGTTACCAGATGTTGTTACTGTAGGTGAACCTGTAGTAATGCCTGTATATTTTCCAGTAGGTATTTTAAGTATAACTACACCAGAACCACCTGTTCCACCTGTACCGCCACTACCACCTGCACCACCTGCACCACCACCTGTGTTTGCAGATCCGTTACCTCCATTAGTTCCAGTTGTTCCGCCTCCACCACCGCCACTTCCACCTGCTCCAGCAGTTCCAAAAGCACCGCCACCACCGCCACCTGAATAAGTTACGGAAGAACCTGTAATAGAAGATGCAGTACCTGCACCACCGTTGCCAGCAACAGATGAACCGCTACCAGCACCACTAGCACCTCCAGTTCCAGCAGTTCCTACTGCAGAAGCACCGCCACCACCGCCACCAGAATACCAATAAGCATTAGCTCCATTGCCACCATTATTTCCTTGAGATGGTGAAGTAGATGGTGTGTTTCCAGAACCACCAGCGTTTGTGCCTCCTGCTTGTGGGTCTTTACCTCCTCCTCCACCTCCTGAACCACCTGAATTACCACTATTATTATTTCCATTACCTCCACCACCACCGCCAGTAGACGTAACTGTGGTTAAACCACTACCAGATAGTACAGAGTCAGAACCATTAGAACCAATACCGCTTGAAGAATTTGCGCCACCATTACCACCAGCACCAACTGTAACTGTATATGTGACACCTGTATTTAATGTAGCTGTAGATGTTCTGTATCCACCAGC